CTTCGGCTACCCAGCACCTTTTGGGTCCCCTTCACCGCTGCCTTTATGACGCGGTGTCGAGACGACCTTGGCTTCTTCGTGGTGAAGCCAAGAAAACCAAGTTTACGGAATTTAATTCCGTAGAGGGGGAGGTTTTCGTCAGCGGAGACTACGAGTCTGCCACTGACAATCTTTCTTTGGAGGTCGCCGAGGTTATCCTCGACGAACTCCAGGTACTATCGGATGAGATCCCAAGTTCGATATGGGATTTCGCTCGCCTTAGCCTTCGGGCTTTGGTGGAGTATCCTGATGGTACCGTTGCACATCAAGCCCGTGGACAGTTAATGGGGAACTTGTTGAGTTTCCCATTATTATGTCTACAGAACTATGTCGCCTTCCGTTGGTGTGTTGGTTCCTCTTGGCAGAGGATCCCGGTTCGCATCAATGGGGACGACATCGTATTTCGTGCAAAAAGAGAGGTTGCCAGTGGTTGGATGGATACAGTCTCTGCCCTTGGCCTAAAACTTTGCCGTGGGAAGACGTTGATTTCAAAGAGTATTTTCTCTTTGAATTCAACTTTCTTTCGTGCCACGCGGTTAGGCGTCTCATCCATACCTGTCCTTCGTTCGAGTATCCTGGGTCGGGATGTGGGAGTTCCCCACAGTCTTGGTCCAGGACTTCGGGCGTTTAGGGCAGGTTTTGTGGGTGAGGCTAGGGTCAGGGCGGAGTGTATCTATCTCCGTTGGCGGGACAAGCAGTTCGCTGCTTGTGGGCGGAGTGTGTTACGCGACCTGCGCGTTCCGGTGGATCCCCAATCGTTGGTTCGGGTCGGGTGGGGGAAGAGGGAGGCTTTCTATTTGGATTGCCCCCCTTGTCCCCTCCCGCTTGATCAATTACGATTGGGGAGGCCATCCTTACCGGAAGGATGGTCGAGGGTACCGGTCTCGAATCATCGAGGCCAGAGGAGGAGGCAGCGGTGTGCCCAGGAGTCCTTTTTTGGGCTCTTGGGAGACCAGGCCTGGAACTTACCACCCGTGTCATCTCGCTCATTGCAGCGAGGGACATGGCGGGAAACCACGATGGGGTCATTGATTTCGTCGTGGCGGTGGTGGAGGACCAGGTCTAGGCGATGGGAGAAGTTGCGCGGTGAGTTTAGGCTCACCGCGAAACGCTTCCGTTGTCGACTGTCTTTACTCTGGGCATACGATGAAGGCCGGAGGGTTAAGAAGGTATGGGCGGGTGGTCGTTGTGACCGACCCGGTTTGGGATTTTCCTGAACCGCCTGTCACGGTGTTGAGAGGACGCACGGGAACTTTGTCCCTCCTCTTAAC